GCTATACGAATCGTGATTTCCAACTATCAAATGAACATTAAAAGGAGCCACAAGCATTCTTTCCCTGAAGAATCTAGCAGTCTCCCTTAGTGTTTTAAAATTTATAGTCTTCCTAACATCATATAAATCACCTGCATGGATTAAATCAGTGACTCCTCTATCAGATAATTGTTGAACAAGATCTTTGAAATACCTATCCTGATAACGTAAGAACATCCCGTTACTATTGCCGACACCGAAATGAGTATCAGCAATTTTCGCTATTATTGCCATGCATCAGCCTCAAAATATTTTGAAAGAGGAGTATCAACAAATTCCAGCACTTTTTTATTAACTGGTAGTACCTGTTGTATTTCGATCAATTGCTCATTTTCAACCAATGCTGCTTGTAACTGTTCAACAAAATGCTGCACATTCCCTTCATGTTCAGACCCAGGCATACCGTCGTCAAATTGCTTTGATATTATTTCGGATAGTGCCTTGTGGCTTGATAACAACAACATTTTCTTTTCGGTTTGTTTCTTTTCTTTTTGTATTCTCCGGATGAAAGCCCATGATGCTATTTGAGTGAAATAACCAAAAGCATTAGAAGACTTTTCTGGGTCAAAATTCTTACACGCCTTGACACAATTTTCAATGGCGTCTGAAATCATTTCATCCTTATAGGTGTAATTACAAAAGTTAGCCAATTTAGCTAGATTGGTGCATATCTCCATTATACAATGACCAATGTAATCACCATTGGGATGGATTCTTAATGTCATCGTTTCGTCTTCAGCTTTTGCCTTAGCAAACTCGGAGATCTTTTTTGTGAATTCAACATTGTTAACATAATTGACTTTTTTCATAATTTCCTTGAGGTTAAAAATTTAGAAGCGATACAACGTTGTAACCGTAATGATTATTCTTACATATTAACATGAAAGCCGCGGAATGTCAACTACTTTATTTGCCTTTCGTAAATTTTTATTTTAAATTTTTCATCCCGGTAAATCTTGAATCTTTCATGGAAATGCTTTAACGTGTAGTTGGGATACGCATGTTTCTTTGCCTGATACGTTAGGTCATCAACGATATCAAACAAAGTGACTTCCGTTTTCGTCTTTGACATACGCAAACCACGACCGATTGACTGCAGAACCTTAATCTTACTTTTCGATGGTGAAGCGAATATTACATTATGTATGTTCTTTATAGAGATACCAGTTGAAAAGACACCGCTTGAAGCGACAAGCAGAATGTCATCCTCAAGCTCCATCATCTTACGGATTTTCTCTCGATCCTCAGGCTTAGTCTCTCCGGAGACATATAGAACTTTTTTGTCGGTTTGGTCAGCAAGCATTTTAGCGATAATCTTGCCATGCTTCTCGACATACTGAAACAAGATAAGCGTATTGCCTTTGGTTGCTTTTGATAGCCCAATCAACTGATTCATTCTAGGTTTGTGCTTTGATATAAAATCCATCTCAATCGCATATCCAGAACCAGTTTTGTTTTTCTTCGCATCAAGACAAAGACGCCGTAATTCTTTTCGGTCTTCTTCGGAATACTTCAACATTAGAACCTTAATGGAAAGATCAGCGACATAACCTTCATCCATCAATTGTTTAGTCCCGATTATTTTCTTATCTGGTCCGAGTAATCCAAGAATCACCAAACGGTTCATTTCACAGTCTTGTAACGTACCAGTTAAGCCATATCGTATATGGGCATTTGTGCTACATTCAAGAATCCGTGTTATTTGGTCAGCTTTTGCGGTATGTACTTCGTCAACTATCACAGCATCAAATTTCTTGAAATAGTCTGGCTTCTTTTTCTGCATGGATTGCCAGGTACTAATGATAATTGGCTTTATAGAATCCTTATCTTCGCCTGCGTATATCTTATGACAATACTCAGCAACATCCCATTCAATTTCCGAGCTATAATCCTTGAAATCTGAATACAACTGGACAACTAATGATACAGTGGGAACAATGATTAGGATACGCTTCCCTTCTCTTCTATGATACTCGGAGAGCGCATATATGATAAGAGACTTGCCAGAAGAAGTCGGAGAAACAATTGTTGCTCTATTGTTCGTTATGCCATGGATGATTGAAGTCTCCTGAAAGTAATAAGGAGTGATTTTATTACCATCCGAATGAATATTCAAGGACGTCATAAAACGTTCATAATCGTCGTGTACGAGCGTTTTCTTTTGAAGTATAGAATCATACTCAATTATTTTATAATCTCTGTCACGAGCGAATACCTGCAGGTGCCCGAACAATCCTGTGTATAATGTCTGATTCATTAAATTAAAAAGTCTTTTTCTACCATCCCACATGCCGTATTTAACTTTAGCCATGAATTGAGCATTAGGAACCTCGAACGAAAAGAAATCGGATAGTTCCTTCAATATGGCGTTATCGGCTCCAATTTGACAATATGTAGCGTTTAACGGCGCCACATGTATTTCACTGTATTTCATCAAGCCTCTCCGTTTAGGAATTTTAGTGCTTTAAGAGCATTACTAATATGAAACGAACGCCGATTGATTTCGTCAAGAGTTTTCTGGACAAATTCTAATTCGCCTTTCGCTCTCTCAATTTGAGCATCCATTTTATTGGCCTCTTCGTCCGCTTCAATGAACATATTGAGGTCTGTTTTCATTACCTTCAAGTGAAACGGTCCGCGCCTCTTGTAAACTTCTTCAGAGGCTTTACCATTATAATACAGCCAGGTGTCTCTTGTCAAGATCTTTTTCTTTAACTCAAGATTTTTCAGCCTCTCCTTACGATCAAACATCATCCTAAGCCATTTATTATGTAGCTTAGGAGTCCTAAGGCTTTCATAATCCAAGGAGCTTTTGTCAATCTCAAGATCAACATCAGCCATTTCCTTCAACATATCAAGTGAATTTTTCGTCATATTAACCTTTTAAAGAGAAAATGTTTGGTCACCTTCAAAATAATACAGTGAGTATACAAAGTTTGCTGTAGCAACTGGATGCTCGACTTCAGGATTAGCAGAATTGAATTGGATTCCAGAAAGCGAATATGGGAAAGCATCAAGAAATATTACTGCTTGGCTTATGTTAAACTTGTTTGTCAACACGTTAAGCCTGATATCCGATTTTCTTGTGTAAGGCGATTTCTGCTCAACCAGATTCTTATATTCTAATGTATTCTGTGGGTAGCCGAGATGCATTATCCATTTCCAAATCTCTTTGTAGTTTTCAAGCTGTTCATCAACTAGAAAGGTGACCGCTAGATCATTGAATGTTACTTTGTCGCCGGGTTCTGGATAGTCGGATAACGGAGTAGCCCGAAGATACTGTCCCATACTGACACCAGGTAGCTCGAACGTCTGAGCGAAGAGGGAAAACTTCGGTAAGTTAGCTATCTCAAAATGATAGGCATTATCTGCCA